TACTTTAAGATCTCTTCTCATTGAAATCTTAGTGATATTTGATGTTATTGCCGAATTGCTATCATCTACTAATTTTAAGAATTTACTATATTTAAATCTTGCTCCGTATCTATTAACTTCGCTAGATTTTGTATATTCTAAAATGTTGTTATAAACTATATTTGTTATCGCATTTTCATTAGAAACCATATTTTTATTATAATAAACTGTAGTATCATATTCAACGTGAAGATACTTTAGATCCATAAACTCTGGAACAATTCCAGCAACGGAATATTTTCTTAACTCTGATCTAATAAAATCTTTAGTTGCAGAGGAAAGATAATATCCATTTGTAGGTTTGATTGCAATATAAACTCTTCCATATTTTGGTGGATTAAGGGTTTCACCTCCAAAAACGGAAATAGACTCGGTTTCTGGGTATATTTGTGGAATTAATGCCTCATAATCACCTGCAGTAACCGCTCTGTTTTGTGTGGAATATATCTTAGGAGCATATTTTTTAATATAACTTATGGATTCAATTTCTTTTCCACCACTGGTCGCTCCTTCAGAAGTAACAAAAGAAATCTCGGAATTAACAATGCTTCCATCGTTGGCAACCAGTTTTCCAGCATAACTAAAGTTTGTTATTCCATTTGCAACTTCACCATTAGTTACAACATAAGAAACTGTTACATAGTTTCCTGGAAGAAGTTTTTTACCAAATAATCCGTCACCAAAAAGCAATTCGTATCTTTCATCCTCAATTTCTTGAATCAAAAATATTTTTGATGTTGAATCGATATTTGCAATGCTGTCAATATGCTTAAAGACTTTAGAATCACTCGACAGAGCAGTATCTTTTACTATTACAGATATGGTTGATGTATCTATTCCAGAGTTGTCTAATATAAATCTTTGATAATTTGTGTTATCTACAGTGAAGTTTTGAGTAATTAACGTCCCTTCATAGATTGTAATATCATCAAAAGATGCTATTCCATCTACAACTGGAACGGTAATGTCCTCGGGAATTGAAAATGAGTTACTCTCTCTACCAAAAGTAGTTAAAGTAGTGAAACAAATTCCCTTTTTAAGAGTCAAAGTCAGTGGTTTAACATTTAAACCAGAAAGATCTACGAAAAAGGAAACTTTTGCTCTTGATGCAGTCTTTGATCTGGGAACATAACCAATATTTCTTGCAAGAGAAACGACATTTTCTCTAAGTGTAGCACCGTCAAGAAATAATTCATTGCTAATCATATTAGCATTATATGAATTGATGTATGTGTTATACGCCAACACATCAATCAATACAGATAAACTAGACCCCTCAAAGTCATAATCTGTAAAATTGGAATTCGTTCTTATATAATCTTTTATCGAAGTCTTGATGTCTTCGAAATCTAAATTTGTGAAATTAACTAATGCCATTATCGTGTTGGAGTGAGTGCAAATGATAACTGTTGAGTTGGCACATCAATTCCTATAATTCTATATTTTATTACTATATCGAATTGATTTTCATCGTAATTTGGTTCAACATCTAATGATACGAGAGACACTCTAGGTTCGTAATTATTAATTACATACTCAATTTCGTTTCTTATGAAAATTGAAGTGCTTCTGTCAAGATTTTCAAAGAGAAGTCTAGATACTTCGGATCCCAATTGACTATTAAAGAACCTTTCTCCTTTCTGAGTAAGAACTAAATTGCGAATAGAACGTGCTATTGCTCTTTCATTAGTGATTGTCAGAATATCACGGGTCAAAGGATGACTCTGTAACGTTAAACTGACATCTTTGAAGGGTTTGCTAACACGTTCTAATGGCATTTATTGTATCATAGAGGTCAATTATAACTTATTTATTACATTTATTTTAACTTTTGGTGCCATAAACGGGTTCAGTTCCATACTCCCAGTCATCATAATCCTCATCATTTCTAATTTTCTGATGTAATTCATTTTGAATTGTCAAATTATGCTTTTTAACGGCATAATCATCGTTCATAATCTCTGAAATCATCTTTTTTGGTTGATTTTCTGGAGATTTATAGTCCGTTACCAGACTATTTGTTCCCCACATGTCCATCATATACTCTTTATTTCGATCTGATTGTTGTCCCATGACGGTTTTCCGATTTTTAGAGTTAAATCAGAACTTTTTACGGGGTTCCTATCCCGAGTCGCACAAGGTCTGAATCGTTTTTAAGAATTTCTAAGAGATATTCCTCCTCCCAAAGGTCATAATACTCGGTTCTACTCAAAATCTCTCTAAATCTTCTAAGTTTTTCCTTTGGTTGGGCAAGAATTAGATTATATTTGCCATTATTTGTTTGAATTCCGTTGATATAAGTATCATAAGATGCACAGTCCTCAAAGTATTCCCACTTTTCATAAAGCGTATTGTAAATATCCACCCAGTCTTGAATTTCTTCAAGTGTATAGTGAGAACCAACAACAAATATTATAACATCAAATCCCTCAATAGGGTCTAAATTTTCGATGTTACTCTCTATGATCTTATATTTTGATTTTGATGCAAAAGGACAGATAGCAAATCCTTTTAATTCTGGTCTAATTTCAGAGACATGTCGAATCCAATCTAGTATATCCTTTTCAATTGGATTTAACATACACTCAAAGATACTCATAATGTATCTATACAATAAAAAAGACATCCTTGCGGATGCCTTAAGAATTATTTACCTTGTCCCCTGTACTTCTTCTTTGCCTTATTACGGGAGGTAGCAGAGTATTTGGTTCCACCACCTTGACCTTGAAGAGTCTTTTTCTGTTTGGGTTCAATTACAACTTTATTTGTAAGTGACGGTCGTTTTGCCATTAAATTTCCTCCAATTCAATTTCATTTACATCATACTCCTCGTTCTCATAATATTCTTGAGCGAGGTTTTCAAGAACCTCAGCACATTCTTCATGTGTGAGGTTCTTATATATCTTACGTCCTTTGTATAAGATATTAAAGGTCATCAGATAACGCGGGTCTTCTCGTGTCCTACTCGAATACGGGGATCACACCAAATCTTGAATCCTTCTGCAATTGCATCGAGACAGAACGAAACGTCTTCTCCACACATATCCTGAACTGCACCAGATTCAAAGACTTGCATCTTAGGAGCAAACCAAGGATACTCAAGGTTTTCAAATACTCCCTTCTTAATCAGAACCCAACCAAATCCAGTGTAATCAACGGTGAATGGTTTCTTACGCTTGGAGATTGAATCGACAGTCTCGTGATTCATTACACCACCATTCTTGCGGAAATCATCTTCCTCAAGCCAGTGTGCAACGGAGGTTGTGTGACCATCTTCAGTTGCATACCATCCAGCAACTACTTCTTTCTCTTCGCCTTCGGCAGAAAGAGCAAGATCACAGAGTTGCCAGAACTTCTCGGTATTGAACACAATATCACTGTCAATCCACAGTTGGTAATCGTATTCCAGTTTTCCATCCCAAGGCACCTGTTTGGGTCCTCGGAGAACATTCGCACCCAACACTTTACAACGTGCAAAATTAACCATGGATGAATAATCTTGAGAAATTTGAATACTCATTCCGTTTTGCACAAGGTCAAAGCACAGTTGCACAAATGCTTTCAGAAAGATAAACGAACACCCTCTGCCAGGAAGGCAGAAAACAATCGATTTTCCTTTCATTCTTTCTTTGATTGCACCGTAGTCCCAACTATCGGTTTCAGTGGGCTTCGGTGGGTTCGCTTTTACAGTAAATCCTTTTGCCATAGAGATAACATTACTTCCTTCAAATTCTATCTTTTATTTCGTCAATTGTCAATGAGAAGACTCTAAGTTTAGGTTCTTATTTGATGTGAGTTCCACGAATGTTAGGTCCTCTACACTATAGTCTGTCTTCATTAAACCTACCATATTTTTGAGCGTATTCCAAGTGATTTCAAATTCTTCCTCCTTCAAAGAATGGAAAAGGCAGCGTTCCTTGGCGTATATGTGGTAAATTTTCTCCATTATTAATTAATTGACAACCGCTTTATATATAAGCACTAAAATAAATCCGAGTGGTAATAACACTACCTTCGGATACCTTATTAACCATCCAGCAAGCACAACCTTCCAAAAGTTCCAATAAGGGGTTTGAGGGCGATTTTTTCTACGCGAAATTTTTTTGTAATACACGAAATTGATCTTTGAATTTGGTTGAGGTCTTGTTGAATATTTTTCAGTCGCTTGGGGACCTTTGTAGGTTACATAGGACCCATTTTTTAATAAGGGGGGGGGCGCACGGCGCGGCAACATCACGATAACGTTATATCGTATAACTGTCCTGCTGAAAGAACGAATGGCGGAGAGGGGGACGGTCCTGAGACTGTCCCCCATAAGGATCAGCGGATCACCAGAGGGTGTACGTCGCTGGCGTGAGTCTCTGCCCACTGGGCGGCGAGCAGAGTAGCGGTGTGACCCACAGGATCGGTGATCCGATTGAACTTGCTGCCGTCGTTGCGATAGGCGACCCACAGGATCTGGCGATCGGTCAGGCGGGAGGCGGGAGAGAAGCGCATCGGTCGTTTGCGGTTTGCTCTGGAATTCTACAGGATGGGGGGCGCGGATGCAACCCCCCATAGGGGTCAGGGGAGGCGGGATGCTAATGCCTGAAAGGTCCCCATTGCAGATTTGATCTTAGTCCCGATCCGCTTGCCAGCGGTGCAACCATGCGACCATCCGCGCTCGGGATTGTACTGGGCGACCTTGCCGCACCACTGAACCCACGCGGCGTTCCCATAGGGTGCCCATGAATCGGTGCTGGGGACTGCACAGTAACCACAGAGGGCGGCGAGTTCAGCGGAGCGGAGTTCGATGCGCTCGGCGGTGGTGATGTGGATCACGATCGGTTCGGGGTTTGAACTGAGAGAATTCTACCATGAAAAGGGGCACCGCTGTGGGTGCCCCGATCGGATCAGGCGCGGATCAGGCGGGCAAGGCGCTCACGCTTTCGGAGGGGCAGCAGGCGGGTGTATTCAACCCAGCGGGAACCGAGTTCGTGGCGTTTGATCAGTCCCTCTGCTGCCATCCGCTTGAGGGTGATAGAGAGGGCGGTGCGTGCCTCATTGGGCATCCCCAGCGCCTCATTGATGTCGGTAGGGCGCATCCCGTCCTGATTGGCGCAACCGCTGCCATCATCCATCGGCAGGATCGAAAGGATCGCCCACTGATAGGTGGCACCGAAAGCGTCAGAGCGGGTGAAG